CTTTGAACGCCTCCCGTGGCGCATAGTCTATTACGACTTCTCGTCTTGCCACTGAATCACCAGTTCGACCGGACCTTCGTCCTTGCCCGTAACCTCAGTCCGAGACAGCTTCGGCACATGATATTCAATCAAGTCCGAAAAGCAGGTGAACGCAGCCTTGGGGCCGTCACGCTCGTAAACCTCGTCTAGCCACATTTGCAGCCGCTGGCTGTTGCCATCAACGAAGCTGGCAATCATTTCCCTAGCAGCTTTAGAGCTTTTGTCCTTTGACCCGACCTTGCGGCCTTGGCCCTGGTACTTAAGCGGGATCTTAGCGTTTGGGTTAGCCATCAGCAGGCATCCTCTTCATGGCTTCAGCCAGCTTCTTGCCCTTATCGGCTTTATTGAATTCCTGCGCCACAGTCATTGATATGTGATTGCGCTTGGCAAACTTTGGGTCGTGGGCGGCTGCGGCCATGAATCGGCGCTGCTTGTCAGATGTTGAAGGCATTACGCACTCCTTGGATTGGTAACTGATTTACGGCGACAGTAGTGGTGTTGTCAATCTTACGTTTTAGGAACAATCCGTTTTGGGTGTCCCAAATATGGGGGGGGCCTATATACATACTGACACCCCCCCCACCGGGATTGAGGGCCGGTACCCCTCCGCCCTGGCCTGCCCAGGCACCCTGGCCGGTAGCCTGGCCGGTAGCCTGGCCTGGCCCATGCCGGCAGGCTTGGCCCCAGCTGTGGCGTCAATGGCATGATCGATAGCCGCGGATCGGTGCAGCTATGGCAGCGCGAGAGGCTACGCAAACGTCGCATACGAGGACATGGCTAGGACGTGAACAGGACGTGAACGATGTCCTAAAAACTCAACATCTGTCCGAACATATGCACAGGCCATGTCCTCAAACGTCCGAGAGTGTCCGATTTTACCCCCTCAAACGTCCGAGAGTGTCCTTGTCATGTCCTCTCGGCAGAGGTCGGACACTTGAGGACGTGTGTCATGTAATGACACGTCCGTCCGACTGAAACGTCCTGATCTGTACGTCTCAGATAGGGCTGGTCTGGGCGGCTAGGGATGGTCCCGCCATGCATGGCTCGGCGCGGGATTTCCTAATTTATTGACACAATCATTATTCCCTTTACGCAACATCCAACCCGTGCCACACATATGTCATCAGCCCGCAAGGGCAACCAAACGAAAGCCAAAGCCATGAACACCAACGAAGTCATTACCCTCGCCCGCAAGCACCTAATGGCTGCATCATCGGGTACATATCCAGTGGCCTACAGATCCGCGCAGCTCTGCCTGTCAGACGCGCTTACCCTGTACGAGCTTGGCGCTTACTACAGGGCAACGGAACGCGCTGTTAAAAGCTTGGCGTACACAGTTGGATGCTTTCATCCAGACTACGTTCGCGCCGCAAAAGTTGCAGCGATAAACACCGCAAAGGAAACAGCCCAATGATCCGCGACACAATCTCCCTTGCCGTCATCATAGCCTTTGCTTGGGCCGTGATAGTCCTTGTTATAGCCATATCAACCGGAGGATAAGCCATGCGTTACCCCGACCCATCAGCCCTATCAGATGCTCGCATATCGGATCTGATTGACGATTACGACAAGTCGATCTCGCTCGCTAACTTCATCGCAGCATTGAGAGCGGAACAGGAAGAGCGCTTCATTCGTTATGAAAACCGCGAATCCGATGCTCGGCTCAATCAATGGGACGATGACCGAAAGGATGGATCCAATGCCGAGTGAAGAACCTCACCTACCCAGGGACGGCTATCAGCGGTTATTGGCCGGCCGTAAAGCTAACAGGCACCTTGGCTTGCAAGCCTACGAACTGGCGGAATACGCTAGGCCGGCACAGTGGCCAAGGAGACTGCTACGCGCCGGCATAACAGCCGCTGTGATCGGCTGTACCCTAGCCATAGGCACCCGGCTATGACCGTTCTGCAGCTTAGGCCGCCCCTGCCCCTCAACACGCCAAGAGGAAAAGGCTGGGCGCACTTGGTGATCGACTACGGCCAAGAGCATGACCTGCAATGGGTCTGCTTTATCGACGCGACGGGCGAATGTTGGACCTACGGCAATGCCGCAGTCACGATCCAGAACAACATCACATTAGGACGAGAGGTAGCAAAATGAGGAATCTAGATGACACGCTTGATTTCAATCTTCGCATTGATCGCAGTGACCCTTCTGGTCGCATACTGCCTGTTATTCATTATTTCATACGCGCAGACCAAGCCGCCATCGCGGATGATAAACAGGCACTATCATTGCGTGTCGTGCATCCGATGGGACATAGCTAAATGAAAGAGCAAACAGAACCCGAAATCCGCAAGTTGCCCTTTATGACCCGTTGCCGGTGCGGTGCGCACCTGCCACGCGGATCAACAGCGCGGTGGAAGACAACCGCTGAAGCGGCTTACGACTGCAGCGCTTGCCGTCCGAGGCCCAAGCCATGAGGGGCAAAGCATCAACGCACTGGAAACCCATAGTGGTTGACAGAATGCACGAATTATGGGTCAAGTTCTCTGCATCACAAACAGCAGCAATGCTGAATTTGGAATTTGGCACGCAATACACGCGCAATGCAATCATAGGCCGAGCCTGCCGAGATGGACTTAACAAGACCACAAAGCCATCTGCCCCCAAGGCAATCGCAGCGCCTAAGCCTACCAAGCCCGCGCCGGCACCTATGGTTAGAATCCCGGAGCAGCATAAGCCCCTTACAGCAGCGCAGCTTGAACGCTTGCCACGGATAATCATACCCAAGGACGTTTGGAATGCTTTGCCAGGATCAAGGCCCATTACTATTATGTCGTTGACGCTGAAAACGTGCCGTTGGCCCATTGACGGGCTTGGCGAGCAACACTTCTGCGGGCAGCACGTTGTGGAAACCGGCGTCTATTGCATTGACCACGCCGAGCGAGGATTTAACAAGCCGAGTGGTTCCGCAAAGCGCTTTAGCGACTCCGCAATATTTGCATCTAACCGATAAGATCTAATGCCCTACGAACGCCGACCTAACTTTGAACTTTTCGAGATTGAGAAGCGCAAGAAATTTAGAACGCCTTGGTACATCCGCAAGATGACCGACGAACAGCGGAAAGCCCAGCAGCGGGAGGTTGGCAAACGAATGGGTGAAGCCAACAAGGGTCAGGACCGCATTTCGCATATTAAGCGGAAGGTTCTGACCAATTGGGGATTAAAGAACCGCGTTAAAACCCAAGCCCGCAACCGCGAGGAACTCATTCAGCGTTTGCGCGCCAAATACCCGGACCAATGCTCTTGATATAGCCCGATTGGCGTAGGGAAGTTAACGCCCGCTGTACACCCTTAGTCGCAGTCGCTCTGACGCCCTTGGATTCTTCCATACAGACATCCACCAATTCCTTTTGTGTGATGCTCGGCACCTTCAGAGCGGCTGTCATTATCAGATCCGCATAGCGGCCCATGCTAACGTGGTCGCGCATCGCTGAACCCGTGTCTTTGTACTCTGCGACCAGGCTGCTGATCTCTTTGCCCTCGTCCGTTTTGCCAAGCACTACGCGGGTAAGGTCAAAGTGATGGTCACCAACAAGCTCCCCATCCTTTTGCTTGCTGACAGTTAATTTCGATGACATCGAAGTCGCATCTTCGCGGAACACCCCAAGCACAAAGTCCAGGTTGGCTAAGATGGCAGACGAACCACGCGGGCGCTCTGTGGCACTGTGGCCAGTGTGATGCACCACGATAACGGTGCAATTGAACTCAGCGCGGATCTCAGCATTGATTGAACGAAGATAGGCCGAGATGTCGCTTGCACTATTCTCGTCCCCGCTAAAACTGGCGGCAAGCGTATCAACCACCAGTAGGCTAGGCGCGATGGGCATACGCGCAATGGAGCGCTTGAGTCGTGCAATCTGGTCCTTGGCAGTCAGCAGCAGGGGAATCGAACAGACCCTAAAATTGTCCACCAGATCGATCAAACCGTTCTGTTCATGCCAAGCCCGCACGCGGCGGTAGATACCCAAGCCGCCTTCACTGGCGACGTAGACCACAGGCCCTGGCTTAGTCTTACGCAGACACCAATCAGCGCCTGAAGCAATGTGCATTGCGGCATCAATAGCGATGAACGATTTAAACGTACCAGACGCGCCAAAGATCATGCCCATGCTGTCAGCCGGGATAAGATCGTCTACCACCCAGCGGATGTCCTGTGCGCGGTCGCGCAGCTCTGCCAGACTCTCTAGGCAGTCATCGTCTTCTTCGTTGATCGGCAGCTCAGGCTCAGGCGCAAACTTCTCAGCGCTGCCAACCATGCGAATCAGATCAGCGCCGAAGCGTTCTCTCCACCGGTCTTGCTCTGGTCCCGGCGGCGGCTTGATAGCCTCGCCAAGGTCGCGCAGATGGTTAACCACTGCACCAGGGTGAGTGCCGGCAGCGATGAGACTGCTTGAAATACGCAGCAATGGGTCGTGATAGCTACGGTCTGACGGCTCTGGATTAATCAGCGCGGCATAGTTGTTTATACCCGCGCTCTGGGTCGTTTTAAGCCGGTCTGGGGCCGGTCTAATAGCCTGTTGGCGTATGGTGTTCAGGTCCAAACCAAACGCGCCTACAGCCTCGCCTAGCGAGTATACGACAGTCAGGTCAGAGTGTTCTAAGCGATTGGCAAACGGTGCATCTAGACGCTTCTTTGTGTTGGTGCCGACCGGAAGTCTCGCGTAGCGAACTGGGTTGTTACCGCTTGCGTCTGCATTGACGATGCCTTCAGCCCGCAGCGATTGCAGCACGGCATCGACTAGGTTGCGGTCGTGGGTGTCTGGGTCGTCCTGGTCTAGGATCAGCCCAACCTGGTAATTTCCCGGTGACGTTTCGATTGCGTAGGAATAATAGCCGACATCCACCGGATCGACATCATCCGCCAATAGGACAGCCAAGCGCTCAAACAAATCCTTGGATCGGCGCGGATCTGCCGGGGATCGCATAACCCCGACGCAATAAAAGTTATTATGTCCCGGCTCATTATCTATGAGCGAGGAACCAGACCACGGCGCACCGGACCACGCAGAAGGACCAGCCTCATTCGGGTCAGCCCGAAACGAAGCAGTCCAGCCATAGCCTCCCTGCATCGCGCCATACACGGCGCGAAGGAATTCACTGTTTTGCATTGTTGCCTCGACTGCCGGCTTTAGCCGAGCAGATCGTCAAGGGTGAGAGCAATTTTATGTTTGAAAGCAAAGTCTAGGATTGTTTCCCAGTGGCGCTGTGGAACACGGCCATCAGTCCCGCCTTCTGGGCGAGTCACTAGCCATCTTGAAACTGCGCTTGGGGTTGCGTTTATGATTTTGGCTGTGGCTGTAACGCCGCCTAAGCGGCCAACAATGTTTCGCGCCGGTTCGCACCGGCCTTTAATCATAGCCATAGAAGGTGCCTTTCAATTCAACGCAAGGCAAACACCAAAGCCAGTGATTTGCAATACGCAATATTCTAAAAAAACATATTGCATGAATCTCACATCTGGGACTAGGTTCCGTCTCCCTACAAGGAGAAGCCAAAATGAAAAACACTGAAGCCCAATTAGAAGCCTTAAGCCTAGCCTGGATTGAAGCCAAAACGGAAGAACGCAATGCCAATGCCAAGCGCATTGGGGTTGAGGAACAGATCATAGAGATCCTTGGCAGCAAGGAAGAAGGCCGTGAAACGGTCACGCTAGACAACGGAACCAGGATCGTTGTCATCGGCAAAATGGTCTACAAAGCTGACGATCTCGACAGCATCATAGAAGTCACCCACGGCTTGCAGGACCAGTTCAAGCCCTACAAGACCGAGACGAAGCTGGACGAGTCTAAGATTAAAAAGATCAGGACATTCCAACCTGCGCTGTGGCGTCAGCTAGCGCTTTACATCACCGCACGCCCCGCAAAGACCGGTGTGGTCGTTACCCTGCCAGGAGAAGAATTCGATGGCGTTTGACCTCAAGAGCATTCGTAAGAATGAAGCCATCTCTGCGCCTCGGCTTATGCTGTACGGCGTGGAAGGCATCGGCAAATCCACCTTTGCCGCTGGCGCACCTGATCCAATCTTTATCCTGACCGAGGATGGGCTTGGCTCGCTTAAGTGCAAACACTTCCCACTGGCCACATCGTTTGACGATGTGCTGGAGGCGATCAGCACGCTCTATAGCGAGAAGCATAGCTTTCAGACCGTAGTGATAGACAGCCTCGATTGGCTGGAGGCTATCATCTGGCGTGAGATTGAGGAAAAGTATGACGCCAAAGACCTGGCCTACGGCAAGGGCGCTATCATTGCGTCAGATCGTTGGCGGGAGATTCTAGAAGGTCTGAACGCCCTACGTAATGACCGCAGCATGGCTGTCATCCTGCTTGCTCACACGACGATCAAGCGCTTTGACAGCCCAGAAGTCGAACCCTACGACCGCTATCAACCCAAGCTCCAAGAGCGCAGCAATGCGGTCATCAGGGAATGGGCGGATGCGGTGCTGTTCGCCAACTACAAGACCATCGTCAAGAAGGACGACGTTGGGTTTAACAAGACCAGCAATCGCGGCATCTCCAATGGCGAACGGATGCTCTTTTGCAACGAACGGCCAGCCTACATGGC